TGTTTTACCTTTTTTTGTTCTTATGGTGTCATAACTTTCAACGCCTGAACCTTCTTCACTAGAGAACTTATCTCCGGCTTTTCGTTCAATAACCGTATCTCCAACTTGTTCTATTACTTCACCAATATTAGCATATGCCAAATTTGCAAAGATGGTCATGAACAGTAGTGTTGTTACGACACTCCTATACATGATTAATCGTCTTGTGTTATATCGATATTAGCGTTATCACCACTTGTAGTAACATTGATTATATTATCGTACAATCCACTTTGGGTCATATTGATCACAGCACCATCACCAGTATGACTGTGTGTTAGTGTATGACCATTGATATCGCCGTCATCGTTCACATCATAAGTTGCAGTATTACCTGCACTACCTGTTGAGTTCGTTATGTCAATGTCTACTACTGCACTCTTACCATCTGCTGTTAGTGTGATTGTTTCATCTGCCGCACTTGTTATATCAATTGTACCAATGAAACTTTGTGCATCAGCACTTTCACCTATACTTACATTCACATCAGCACTATCACCAGTTACATCAATACTCATACTTACAGTTTCACAGTTTCCTGCATCTGAACTATCACAAAGTAAAGCAACATCATTACTGTCACCAGTAAGATCAATATTACCTGTATATGTGTTACCGTTAATTATTGCTGATACTACGTTAGAGTTACCTACTTGGTCTATGTTAAATGTCATAGTATTTCCGTCTAACGCAATTCCTGTTGAACTTGTACCTGCTACGTTGTTTTGACCATCCTGTGTTATATCTAAATCTAAGTTATTGCCTGATTGTTGAATGTAGATGTCATTCGCAAATACAGGGGCAACCGAGAAGAAGAATAATACAAAACTTGCTGTTATCGTTTTCTTTATATTTTGCATGTTCGCTCCTTAATTATTTGGTATCCGATCGCAATCTTTCATATTTGTATTGTTCTACAGCAACATCTGATGGAATACATAGATCATTGTCTGAACAATATAACGTCTTACCTGGCCACTTTATAAATGCTTCATAGTGTTACACTTTTGTTGTAGTCTTTACCTTTAAACTTCCAAAGATTGTTCTCTTCCCCTTTCTTTATTATATCTCCTACACAGGCCTCAATTGAGGCTCTAACTGCATAGTTTGTTGGTTCATTCACTGCGGAACCTGTTTCTAATTCTAACGCTTTAGTTCCGAGATCTAAAAACCTAAATACATCTGCTCCAGACTTGTGGCTTGCAATAGTTTTCTCACAGGCTACAGTAAGTAATACTTCACCTGATTGAACACTAACAATTCGCATCGCCACGGTTACTTGATCAGTTCTATAACTTGTACTTGCACCAATACCAAAGTATCTTGCGCCAGCACCACCACTAGTTGTATTAGAGTCGTAACCTACCACTCCGCCTTCTAACAACAGACCTGCAAATAACATAGGTTTCAATTTAATTGCCTCTTTGCCTTCAAAAACTTCCCTTGTTGATCTTATTAATTGCCTTTCCTTAACTAAATTATCTAAGCCTACACGTTCTACAACTGTAAACCAAGAACCTCCTCCTGCCTTCTGAAGTGCATTAATAACCCACACTTCAGACCCTTGCGTCACCGCACTAGACAACTGACTAAATGAATCACTTGGTTTTCGTTGTCCAGTTTTGTCCGAGAAACTATAGACTGCTATAGTAATTTTCGGACCATCGAGTTTTGGCATCGCAACTAGAGTATCCTGTATGGGAGAGCGAGCCTCGATTGGCTTACTCCAGGTTACTTGTCCAGTTTGTGTAGCACATCCATTTAGTAATGTCATTGCCAAAACTCCAATTATTAAATACCTTATCTTCTTCATACTTTAGAATCCAAACCCGCTCAATGGTACAACAATTTGTGTTGTTGATCCATCCTCTTCTGTTATAGTTACTGTGATAGTATCACTGGTTGTGTCTTTGACCCAATAGATTGTTGCACCTTCGATTTCAGCAGTGCCTGATGTGTCTCCGTCGTCAGTAAACATATTATCAACCAATTGTTTAGAGAGTTGAGCGTAGATTCGAGATTCTACATTGTTCAAGAACTTTGCTAGTGTAGTGCTTTCTGCTTCACGTTTTGCTTTTGCCGCTTCTGAAGCCGCTTTTTCTTGGGCTTCCTTTTTCCTAGTAAATTGTAACTGCTCAATTGACAGCACATGATTACTATATCCTTGTCCGCTAAAACTTGGATTTTTAAATTGGAATACCTGCTCACTGGCTACGGCCGTACTGATCAGACAGACGAATAACGCTGTATATATAATTTTTTTCATTATTTTGCTCTCCCAATCGTATTTACCGACTCGAATATTATTAAGTTAAATACTCGTAGTAAAGTTCTTACTAGTATATTTACTGTAAAATATTTTACGATTAACCAGGAGTATTTAATCAATGACAGCACAATCAGAATCTGAACAGCAACTACAATCTAGGAAAGAGCAAGATGCTTTATATGAGATTTTTAGTGTAATATGGCCCCATGATCCTGATCCTATAAAATGCGATCTCAACGACGAATTAAGTAGTTTAGAAAAGGTACTAGTTCAAGATGCAATGCAAAGTGTTAATAATAACAAAACCAAAGCGGCTAGATTGCTTAATATTAGCAGAGAAAATTTAATTTATAAACTTAAGAAGATTGCAGAATAGCATTTGTAGCATCTACTAATTCTTGTGTAGAAAACTTAAACCTATCTTTTTCAGGTAATAGTGCTGGTGTTAGAGCATATTCTCTGTCTAGATATTTGTATTCCATCTTTGTAGGATTATAGTATTCTTCAACCCACTCAAACACTGTACGTGGATCAAACTCTCCACAAGTATAAACATCTAATTGTACTAGTGCAGGTTCTTGTTCGTCCCATGCGTGTAGCACCACATGACTTGTTTCTATGATAGCCGCAACTGTCAATCCCCTGTTGCCTGGCATTTCTACATACTTGGCAAAAGGCCCCATAAGCACTTTCATGCCTATGCGATCAATCAGAATTTGTAACTGTTTACTTGCTGTGGTTTCGTCTGTGGGCGGATTAAGTACTTCCGCTCTTATTATTACATGTTTATGAACAAGAGGTTTCATAACCAGGAATAGTTATCACTTTAAGTTGGCTCTAGGGGAAGGATTCGAACCTCCAAGACTTTCGTCACACGAGAAACAATCGTGCGTGTTTACCTATTTCACCACCCTAGATTATAACTTATATCCTGTTGATATTTTCTAGTGCAGGGATCATACGTGTTACACCTATGCCTCCGCCTACTCTTTGAAAGAAGTCAAACTCTAAAAACTTTTCTAGTTCTGCTTCTACACGTTCTTTGCCAAACAGTTCAAACAATAGTTTTGAGTAAGCACCATCTGTAATACTATGAAATGTATCACGCATCATATCAACATCACACGAACGCTCTGCTGATCCAATAGTTTCCATACCACCTAGTATAACATCGATCTTTTTAGCAGTTTTGCCATCAGCATTCCTACTCATGTTCCAAAATGGACTTGTTAGTTCTGGAAAGTCTGTAATCATTGTAGTACCAAACTCTTCGTGCATCTTAGTTTCTTCATCAGCAGTCATTTCATAATCATCTGCAAGTCCGTAATGCTTTTGCCATTCAGCATAAGTTTTTTCAGTAGGCTTTTTGAATTCTAAGTATTCACATAGTTCGTACTCCATCTTTTTAAGATCATCTATGTCACCTGGCATTTCAAATTCAAACATTGGAAATATTATATCATGTCTACCCGGTATTGCATTTGGTTCTTGTCTATAGGAAGTGGAGACACAAAAAAACCCCTTACTATCGGGGCTACTTAATAATTCATGTTCTAGCCACATCTGGCCTGTTTGCGGTAGTGGCCAAGTCTTGCCTGCGTATTGATATGTTGCTACATTGAATGGATCTTCACATGCGGCAAGTATGCTGAGTCTGTTTTGAGTATGGACTTCTAAAAATCCTTTATCCAAAAAAAATGACCTTAAAAGGCCAATTGTGTTTGTAAATTTTTGTGGGGATATTAACTGCGTCATCTTTTTTTCCTTTTTTCGAGTTGCGACCTAAAAAAAATTTGCTCAAAAAAAAATTGAGCCTATTTGCTTTGTCCATCTATTTATCACATAGTTGACTAATAGTAGGGATTGTTGAAGTTAGGATCGTCCATGCCTTCTACAGCGTTTACTTCGGGTACATAATGTTTAAGCATATTCTCAACACCCATTTTTAGTGTAATAGTGCTACTTGCACATCCGCTACAACTACCTTGAAGCAACACAGAAACTTTACCTGACTCTGTATCAAAGTCTTCTAACTTAATATAGCCTCCGTGTTGTTCAACTGCTGGTTGAACATATTGATCAATAACATACTCAATATTTTTTATGATTTCTTCTTTTGTACGATCTTCCATGCTATTATTTAGTTGGTAGTCCCTAGGAGAATCGAACTCCTCTTTGCGAGATGAAAACCCGCTGTCCTAACCGATAGACGAAGGGACCTTAATTTTTAATTATTAACAGTATAGCACCAAAGCACTATACTGTCAACCTTTCCTAACCTCATCAATGTGTATAGGTGTAAAATTAATTTGTTCTACACAAACACACTTGTAAGGACCATCTGGACTAGGATTGCTATGTATATGTCCATGAGCATTTATTCCTGGTCCGTTGTCACCCCATCTATGTCTTTCTTCAAGAGTACTTGCATGTAATGGAGTATGAGTACAAATAACACCAGGTAACTCAATCCACAACTGTATGTCCTTAAAGAACGGAGCAACATGTTTTACATTGTCGTGGTTTCCAAGAACAAGTCTTTTCTTACCAGGTAACTTTGCAAAGTTTGCTTCTAACCATTCTACTTTGTTTTCACCAAACAATACATCACCTAAGTGTATAACTGTGTCCTGAGGTTTAACAGTGTTTGCCCAGTTATCCAACATTGTTTGGTTCATTTCATCTACGTTAGAAAAAGGTCTGATAGATCTACCACCTTGTGTAAATTCAAGGATCTTACTGTGATTGAAATGTGTATCACTTACTAACCATATATCTTTTGCCATCATATTCTCCTAACTAACTTATATACATTATAACATCGGTAATACCAGATGTCAACCAAAAATTGGAGTGGACGACAGGAATCGAACCTGTATACATGGATTTGCAATCCACTGCGTAACCATTCCGCCACGCCCACAAGGTGGAGGTCTTTCTTGAGGGCACCTCCTATTCCCGCCTGATCTTATATGTAGGGGCTCAGGCCTAACCACGTTTATACTCGTTCCCTATCTGGCACCGGTTGAAGGATTCGAACCTCCTCATCTTGCGAACTGGTTTTGGAGACCAGCGTACCTCTCCTACTGTACCGAACCGGCAAAAACTAAAAAACCCCCGTAAGCATTTCTACTTCGGGGGTCTAAAATTCATTGCTGAACAACTGCCTACAAGACACTCCCGGGTGGTTCACAACCACACCATTCATAATTATTTGTATACTTCGTATTCATTGTTCGCTTTCCTTATTAACTTTTTACAGTATATTATCTTTTTGTCGTATTGTCAACCACAAATGCTTTAATTTTGTTAAAATTATTTGTAGTTTGTTCTTTACCTTCTTGCCAACTATTTTTTTGGTATTCTACTATATCTGCCCATTCGCTGATTACCCAGTTATTTATTTTTTCAACAATAACAGGTTTCTTCTTAGGTGTTACTGTTTCGTCAGCACTTGCTGTTGTAACAAGAAGTACAAATAATATTGTTATACTTGCTACGATTGTTAATAGTGTCTTAGTTGTCATACATTCCTTTTGTTAGTTTTTGGCCTGCTCGGGAGGACTCGAACCTCCGACCTTTGGTTCCGCAAACCAATGTTCTATCCGGCTGAACTACGAGCAGTTTTTGTTTCATATATAACTTAACTATATATGGTAAAACCTTTTTTGTCAACCAGATTTTTAATCCAATTTAATATGTACAAGTAAGTTCAGCACCTGGATTAACATGACGTTCAACTTCGTCAATCAAACTCTTTTCATCTGAATCGCTTGGTGCTTGGGGATTTTTATTTTGGGTTACTGTTGGTTTAGCATTACAGTTGTCCAATTTGAATGTGCAAGATATAAGGAATATCGCAATGAATATCAGCAGTGTGTAACGCATGGTTGTATTTATTTGTACTTTGGTCCTAATGCCCAAACTACCATGCTTTTTCTTGTACCTTCTGTAACTGGTAAAACTCTGTGCGGAACTGTTGAACTAAAGATAACCATGTCTCCGATTCCGCCTAGTTTTACAATTTCTGTTTTGCGTTCGTTGTGTTCCATACCGCCATCTAATTCAAACTCTCCGCCCGTGTATTCGTTTGGATCATTCATTAGTATAGTTGCACTTAATTTTCTTAACTTACCCGGAAAATCAGTATCATCTCCATAGGGCCAAGGATGGGCATCATAGTGCCAATCGTAGTGTCCCTGCTCATGCCCGTGATATACGGTGTATTGACAATCTTCAAATTGATCAACATGTAAGTCCCATTGACATTCTTGATTAGCAGTTACGAACATCTGTTGTAAACGTTCGTATACCCAAGGTTCATTAAAGAACCAAAGATCACTTTTGCGTATGTCTGCATTTGGAATACCGCTAAATGTTTCTTCATGGGCAGGGTCTTTAGTTTGAAATCCAGTCATACCTCGTTGGTTATGACCTAGTTTAGCCAACCGTTCTATTTCTTTACACTCATCTGGTGTAAAGACTTTTAAGTAAGTTTGAAATAGAATAGGTGAGTTGAGCATTAGAAGTACTTGTTAAGCATTTCAAGTCTATCGTGTGCAGTTGCCATTTTATCTAACTCTTTTTGAATAGTTTCGATAATATCGCTATGCTCGCCGATGCCTACGACTTGTTGCATGTATACTTCAATATTTGCTTTGTGCAGATCGATTTCTGCTTCGGCATGTTTTTTTGCCGCTGAGATCAATATTTCTTTCAACATAAATTCCTTCCTTATCAGTATTAATTACAACTATACTTATTTTAGATTAAAAAGTCAACCTTTTATTTGGCAGTTGGATTAACTTGGAAGAATGTGTCTGTTCCTTGTGTAGGAATAATTGATGGTAATGATTTTTTGATTGATGCACTAGTCATTAACTTAACCATAGTTTCGCCTGATGAAGCAGTTATCATTGAACGGTTTCCAACAACTAAACTAGAAGCAGTTCGCCATGCTCCGCCCATATCATGATGTTCTTTGTACCAGTCAAAGTTTGCTTGAACATATGCATTAAGTACTTTGTCTGGATTTACGTTAGGTGTTTGGAACACACTTGTAATTGTATCTCCGTAAGTTTGGAATCTTTGTTGGAAGATAGCATTACCTAATGCTTGTCTTTCCTGTGTTGACATATCTAGATGATTTACTACTCTTACAAAATCAACTACGTTAATACTTTTTTGTGGCTTGTCTATGGTTCTTAGTTTACTTGTTTTGTAACCTTCCATATCTTGTAGTCCACCGCTTTGATAATCGCTAATGGCTTGTGATACTGTAGGAAACTTTTGTAGTACATCAAGAACATCGCGTGTACTAACACCACCTTCTCCTAGTCTGCCTGAGCCTGTAGCACCTTTTGCTCCGCCTATATTTTCTGAGTGTGCAACTTTTAATTCTACTGGTACACCTGATGCTGATCCATCTGGGTTTCTACCAGTTGTTACCATTAAATCGCCTGTACCTTGTTGCGTTATATTTTGACTTAGAATAGCAAACGCATGTTCGCCTTTACCTGCTCTTTTTTGACCTAATCCAAATTTAATAAACTCCATAAACATTATTTCGTTTACTTTGTCTCCGTAAAATAAATCATCAAAGTTGTAGTGTCCGTCTTTTAAGAAACAAGCATGATTAACACATTTGTTCTTTTCAAAATTATCTAAGAACTTGTTCTTTTGTGCAATACTTAAACCGTTAGCACTTGCCATCTTTTCAGATATAAGTTGAATAGTTTTTTCACCATACTCGCCTGCTAACTCTTTACTGATCTTAGGAAAGATTCTGTCAACAACATTTGTTTTGTGTAGTAGTGTGTATACACGATCTAATAATTGAACTTGTTCTTCGTCATTAGGATCAAGATCTTTGACTCTATCAAAGATGTCTTGCTTTGCCGCTTCAGGATCGGTATACTCTCGTAAAAATTCTAATGCTCTCATAGCAATATTTATACCTTTTTTGGAAATAACATATCAGTGCAAAATCGTTCTACATCTGCTTCATTAAGTCCTAATGACTTCATTACTTTAGGTGTATGTGGGTTTTGTTGCTGATTGTGACAGTACCAGTTTTGTCCTTCAAGTACTGTGTCGCGATCACCTGTGTTATTATGATCACCAATTGATTCAAGGTATACTTTTAAATTGTTCTGTGCTAGGTCAATAATAGTGTCTGCTTCGTCCATATCACTTACATTGCCTGCCGCTACCATAGAGCCTGAAAATATATTAGTTGCCCATTCTGGTAACTCACGTTTTTTGCTAGGAACATATTCACTTACAGTATCTTCAAACCATTCTACCATATTATGATTAGCACCTTGTCCATTAGGTCCACCTAGTGGACTATAGTCATGAAATGCACCTGTCATTTTGTTTTTACCTGCAATAACATCAAATCCGTAAATAGGACCATTGTTATGTAGTTGCGGAAAAATACAAACATGCATCATCCATAAGCCTTTTGTAGTAGTAGCATCTACGACATCAATGTGTGCTCTACGAATGTTATTGTTTTGCCACACACGATTAATCCAACCGTTGTCAGGTTGATTAAAATAGTCTAATCCATCTTCAGCATATTCTGTTCCATACTCATCGAACATATCAATAATGTTGAATTTGCAATCATTAAGTTTATTCCAAAGTTCACTCACTGCTTAACTCCTTGAATAGTTCTGTAGCAAATTGAAAGCATTTAATTGCTTCGTCAACAAATAGTTCTTCTTTACCTTCTAGTCGACTACGTACTTCAGCAATAAGTTCTTTTTCATTACCGTTAAATTTATAATAGTTTCCGTCACCTGGTACACGTTTAGCAATCATTTGTCCTCCATGTAGATCACCAAAGTGTCTAACATATATGTGAGCAAGTAATTGCTCTGGATCATATTCGTGTAGTTTATATAGATGTTCTTTGTAGTCTACTGCACTACCTTTTATAGTAAAGTTTCCGCCTATTTGATTAAAGTCTTCTTTAATTGCTTCTGCTCTACATATACCTTCAATACCTTTGAGAATGCCGGCATGTTCTGCCCATTGTTCAAGTGCTTCGTAAATAAACAATTGATTATACAAATACTCTGCGTACTGTGAATCTGTAAGTTGTCCTTTGAGAAGTTTACGTGCAAAGTCGCTACGTTCTGCTGACTTATGAAATTCCCAAGTAAGTTCTTTAAGTGTTGCCATATTGATATTTAATCAGAAAAGTTTACGTTGCCACTAACAGTGATCCTATAATCATCGCTGGTGTAGAAAGGATATACTGTGTGCGGCATTGCACTAGGAAAAATACAAATCTTTCCATTAAATGTTTTGTCTACAGGAATAGGCACTGTAGTATGTTCGCCTAGTGTATTTCTAAAGGCAAATTCAAAGTGTCCTGCAAGATTGTTGTTACTTTGTTTTCCTGGGCCATTTGTTAATTCGTCATTTATGTCATATGGTATGTCTAACCATATAACAAAACTAAAAAGTCCTGTATGATTATGAACAGGATTAAATTCGTGTTTCTTTTGAAAGTTAATCCAAAAGTCTTTTAATATAATTTGCGATTGTCTTATTATCTGTGGCTTATATGCAGGATAGTTATCTTTGTAAAACTTACAAGCATTTAATATAAAAGGTTCGCATTGTTCTTTAATATCTGATAAGTCAAATTCGTTTTCAATATTTCCTGCAAGATTTTTATTGTAGTCAATACCACTAGTAAAGTTTTGTTTTAAACTATTTGATTTTTTCCTAAGGATATCTAAAACGTTTAAATCAACGTCAGCAATTACATATCCAATATTAGCAAACTGATAGGCATTCATTATGCAGGATCTACTTTGACCTGAAGTGGATAACCGCTTTCTCTTGCTAGTACACTAGTTTCTACACCTTTTTGTTCTGCAATTTCGTATGTATAGATTCCTGCAACACCTTGTCCATTTTGATGGATCTGTTGCATTATTGCTTCTGCTCTATCTATATTATGTTTAAAGATTTCCTTTAGTACTTGTACAACAAAGTCCATAGGAGTTACATTGTCATTAAAAAATGTAACCTTGTACATGCCAGGTTCTTTAATAGCAGATATTTGTTTTTCTTTTGTTACTGTATCTGTATGAGTAGTCATAATAGTTACCTTTAACCCTTTTTAATATTTATAGTATATAATACACTAGATTAATTAATAATGCAAGAAGGGAGAGTGCCAAAACACTCCCCCTATGTTGCTGTGTATTACTTAGAACTATTAATCTTAATAGTCTTTGGCTTTAGTGCTTCTGGTACTTCACGTACTAAATGCACATTCAGCATACCTAGTTCAAGATTAGCATCTGCTACTTTAACATGGTCAGCGAGTGTAAACTCTCTACGGAAGTTGCGTCCGCCAATACCCTTGTGTAGGTAGTTGACATCTTCATCTCCTTTTGGAGCAGTTCCTTCGATTTTCAATTGATCACCATCTGTGGTAATTGAAAGGTTGTCCATACCAAAGCCTGCAACTGCTAATGAGATCATATACTCATCATCGTTGATTTGTGCAATATTGTATGGGGGATACCCGTTTCCGTTTGGACTATTTGCGAACTGTCTTTCCATTTCGTTAAACAGTCTATCAAAGCCAATTGTGGCTCTTTGGAAGTTAGGTAGGTCTAGAGTTGTTAGTCTTGTCATATTATTTCTCCTTTATTAAGCAAGATTAATTGTTGTACCCTTTCGGCGTACATTTTTATTTATAACAGTTTTATCTGTTACATATATTATATAAGCATTAATAGTAAAAAGTCAAGTCTTTTTGGAAATATTTTTAGATCGAACAAGCAGGATAAATAATATACGTACATAATAGGATATAACATGGATACAAATAAAAGATTAGATCTGTTAGAAAAAAAGATCGATTTGATTATGGATACGCTGAATATTACTTTGGAAAGTAAACCAGTAGCAACAGCATCTATACCAGTTATTGATGATTCAAATGTTAGACTTGAGATTCAAAAACTTAAGAATGAAATTAAAGTTCTTAAAATTAGGTTTAGAAAGTTACCTATGCAAAGTCCTGCAAGACAGGAAATGCTAGACAACATTGAAAAGTTAATGCAACATCAAGCAGACTTAGAAACAGAACTAAATGCAACACATTGATAAATTTGAACAGGCGATACTAAACCTTAAAGAAGAGGGCAGGTATCGTGTGTTCAACGATATTCTAAGAGAGTGTGGGGATTTTCCTAAAGCAATCTGGTATTCAAAATATGCTGTTACAAAAATTGTTAATTGGTGTTCTAACGATTACTTAGGTATGGGTCAACATCAGTTTGTTTTAGATGCAATGAAAACCGCACTTGAAACAGCAGGTGCAGGTAGTGGTGGTACTAGAAATATTAGTGGTACAACTCATTATCATGTTGCACTTGAACTAGAACTAGCACGTTTACATAACAAAGAATCAGCACTATTATTCACTAGTGCCTTTAATGCAAACGAAACTACAATAGAAACTATTGCAAAAATTATCCCAGACATTACATTTATTAGTGACAGCAAAAATCATAGTTCATTAATACAAGGTATAAGACACAGTGGTGCCAAAAAAATTATTTGGACACACAATGATTTAGAAGAATTAGAATTAAAACTAAAACAGATTACAGGACCTAAAATGGTTGTATTTGAATCTGTTTATAGCATGGACGGAGACATAGCACCAGTAGGTGATATTGTTAAACTATGTAAAAAGTACAAAGCAATAAGTTACATAGACGAAGTACATGCTGTAGGATTATATGGACCAAACGGTGGAGGTGTGTGCGAAGAAAGAAATGTACAGCCTGATATAATCAATGGTACTCTAGCCAAAGCATACGGAGTACAAGGCGGATATATTGCCGCTGACAAAACATTTATAGATGCAATACGAAGTTACGCACCTGCATTTATATTTACAACATCAACAAGTCCTGTATTATGTGCTGGTGCATTAGCATCAGTCAAATATGTAAAAGAACATAAAGAACTTAGAATGATGTTGCAAGTAAAATCGGAAGAACTAAAACGAAAGTTTAGAGACAATGGTATTCCGATACTTGAAAACAATAGCCATATTGTTCCAGTTATGATTAAAGACCCTGTAAAGTGTAAACAAATATCAGATGATTTATTATACAAAGACGGAATATATGTGCAACCAATAAATTATCCTACTGTTGAAAAAGGCACAGAACGTTTAAGGTTTTGTCCTGGCCCTAATCACTCATCAGGAATGATGGATGAACTTGTGGATAAATTACTTGTAGTGTTAGAAAGGCACAAAATAATATGAATAAAATAAAAAAATATATGTATCAAGCAATTGGTTTTCTATGTGTTGGTCTAGCCTATGTTGGAGTAGTGACGCCAGGAATACCTTTTTCAATCTTCCTTGTAATTGCGGCATGGGCGTTTGCTAAGTCTAGTCCAAGAATGCACAAATGGTTATACAACCATAAGTACTTTGGTCCATTCTTAACTAACTGGACACAAAAGAAAGTGTTTCCTACAAAAGGAAAATATGCTATGGTGTTAGTAATGGCATCATCACTTGCGTTCTTTTGGTTTACAACCTATAATGTTGCAGGAGTAGCATGGACTGGTGGCTCAATGCTTCTAGTAGCAATTTGGGCATGGAGATATCCTGGATCAGTAGACGAATACAATCGTAGAGTAGACACAGGTTCAAGAATAGCATGGCTGAAATAGATTATACAAATACAGATGGTTTGCAAGTGCTATGGCATTTGCTGACCACTGAGCCGTTTTTTTGGGCAATACTTTCCATTGGTTTTATAGCAATACTATTAAGTTGGTGGAGTGAAAGACTACAAGACAAAGACGATGAAAACGTTGTCCAGTATTATGATGATACTCATCATATTAATCGCTAAGGAAATATAAATTGACAGATGT